CCACCACCTCAATATAGGATGCGCCGTGATTAGTCTGTGGCGTAATCCCTACAGATGAGGGCGTAACAGGCGTACTGGTCACTGAGAACTCTGCACCAGACGTAAATACTTGCAGGTTTCGGCCTGGATAGACATCAATGATCTCGTTTAGCTTGCGAGAGGATATAGTGGCAAAGATACCTTCATCGTCATCACCATCGTCAATCTCATAGTCAAAGAATGACCCAGACTTGGAGAAGAATATAGATGCGGTCTTAGACTTAGTGCCGCCTAAAACTAATCGGCCCTCGAAGAAACATCCGGTCTTTGGGTATCCGCGATTAGCAGACCAGACGGGTTCCTTTCTAGGCGATCCGTTAGCCAACTTTGTAATGGTAATTGGTTTAGCTGTGCCGCTAGTAGGGAATGCGCTATATAGCTCAAAGTCTTTAGCAGACTCTCCCGACACAGAGATGCTGTATGTTCTTGTGCCCGTCCTCGTAACCGTTACACCAGTTTCACCGTATACAGGCATGTCTTGCAGATTTCTCTGCATGTTGAATATAGTAGAGCTTTGCTGATCCGCAGTCGTATCACCTGCATAGGTAATGTTTTTGGACAATACGCCTTCAACATCTATCTGATACTGATCACCAGATACGAATCCAGTATGAAATATAATACTCTGCACATCGGCAACAGGCGTAGGACTCAGATCATCATCAAAGTCATAGGTAGGCACATTAGTAAATGGCACCTCATCCAAGAACCAATCCGTATCTGTGCCTAGATTAATCAGTCTCTGTGATGGCGCGTCCTCATGAAAGAACAGCATCACGCTTTCTGTCTGCGTATCTCGTACAGTAGAGACCTGTGCAGCAGTAAAGGGAACCCGTACATCTGCGACATGAGTGCCTGGATTCTTGAATATACGGACGTTGTTGTCTGTGATGGACAGTAGATAGTTTCGGTCTGTAGTGACGCTAAAATCTACTAGCTTGGACTCTGATGGTACACCCGCTGTAGTTGTCTGGGTGATTAGATTGAACTCAGCCAGTGTGAGTGTAGCCGATCCTAGATCAGTTGCGCCAACCCTAGCTACTCTGACATATCTTTCTGCCGAACCGATAGCGATTCTAAAGTTTTGCGGGTTAGTCCCTATGAGCGGAACTGCCGCTCGCGTAGTCCACGATATCGCATTAGTGGAATCCTGTATAACGAACTCACTAGATGATCCAGCGGACAAACTAATCTGCCGCAGATCCGCAAATACTGCCGTAGTCTTCAATGCAGGAGAAGCAGTACGATCATACTGAGCAACAGGGTAAGGATTGGTTGTGCCTATCGCTGCCGTAGTAGATGTAGTAGTCGCATCATTACCGTCATTAATGACCGATCCAGTACCGCCACTAGGCATTGTTGGGTTCTGCGCTGTTAGTCGCTCTAGCTTATTCAGCACCGTGTCAATGTGTTGGGTGCCAGGTCTTCTCTTAACGCCACCTTGAGGAACCAATACCACATTCTTAGCGGTCTGCAATCCTTGGTAATACTGATTGATGTCAGTACGGCCACGCAATAAAGGTGATAACTCTCCGCTAACGAAGTTATTCTGGAGAAATCGTGACTTAGCCACTAGTACCTCACATTAACAAATGGGTTACTTGTAATGGGAGTTATTGGGTATTGTTGTGAGTCAGTGTATCGAGCCATCCTAGAAGCATTAACGTACTCGGCAGACATCTCAACTCTGGACGCAGAGCTATCCCTGATACTAGTAGCAAAATCTTTAGCCAGTGCATACTCGATCATCTTGGAGAAATAAAAAGGCCAATTAGATTCAGGAGCATCATAAATATAGTCGCAATAAAGCGCGCTATTTGTGTTGGCGTAAACTTTATCACCGTATATCTGATAATTAACTCTAGGGTATATCTTTATGAGGAACAAAATATCAGCAGGTAGCTGGTAGATTGATTGCCATTCTTGATCAACAGGCACGTCAGTAGTGAGTGACAGTTGAGCTTTGGCCCTAGCAAACCCCCAACGATGCTTGGTCAATTCATTCTTGACTATGCTGTCGTACAGGGAATTAGCAACTTGTTGCGCTCTAGCACTACCAACCAGTGAATTAATTGGCGAATCGCCTATCAAGACTAACGCAGCACTAACTAAATCAATTTTAGTTGCCATATGTATACTCTGAAGAAAGGGGGCCAGAAGACCCCCGATCAGGTTACGCTGTAACTACCAACCCACCCGCAAGGTCAATCGACGTAGCCGATTTAGCCTTAACGTAAGTGATAAACACTTCTGGTGTAGCAGGGGTGCTTGTATCAACACCGATGATTACATCGCCTAATTCCAGCTCGTTGATAGCAGCAAGCATGTAATCAGTAGCAACTACAGTTGCCTTAGCATCCGCAGATGAATACTGAAATGTTGCTCCGCCAGTTCCAGAGCCGCCAATGCGACATAGACCAGTTCTTGAAAATGCCATGATGGATCTCCTTATGCAGATTTGTCGTATTGAACTTTAACCAGACCACCCTCGTCGCGAACGACAGAGCCACCCTTCAACATACCATTGCTTAACCAAGAAGTACGTTCAGGAATCCAATTAATTTCAGTTTTCATGTCAATGCCAATAGCCAAACCAACAGCAGGGCGCTGATAGAACCAAGAGTCAACAATGTTGCCAGCTAGATTCAATCCACCTTCAGTACGAGTTTCGATAACGATAAAGTTAAACCCTACAAGAGTGTTTACTTCACCAGAAACAAGTGCCTTGATAGCCTGATAGTCAGCAGAAGTTGCCTTCTCATCGTTCAAAAGTCCACCCAAACCCTCTGCTTCAATAGCAGCAAACAGTTCAGTGTTGGGAACACCTTGGTCACGCAGTTCAACTTGAGCCTGAATAACCTTAGCAATAGTAAGGTTAGCACCGCCAGCAGCCACAGTAGTGGTCGCCGGAGTAGAGGCATCCATAGCATCGATAACTAGTTGGTCACAACGACGGCCCAAAGCGCCAGCAATAGTCATTGCCAGTTCTTGTTTCTCATCGAAGTTAACGTCAGCTTGGTCAAAGATGTCAGTGTACTCAGGTGCGTTCCAGTTCGACAAAGTTGCCGTCTTGAACTCATGAGACACATCCATTGGAGTGACGAGGTCAGAAGTTGATTTTTGGTTAGCAAGACCTTTGCCTTGACGACGAAACTTGTAAGTATCACCTACAACGTTGTTTCGGACAGTGACGGAATTCTTCAGCAGGCCCATACCTTGGTAGGCATGTTTCACCATGCTGTCAAACTCTGTTACTGCTACAGCAGATAAAGTTTTAGACATTTGTCTATTCCTCAAATTATCAAATAATTTAACGCCAATGTTTCACATGAAACACTCGCATGTTATGAGGTTTTGACTGAGTGCCCGACAGATCGGTCAGTCTACAACCCAAATCTGTCAGGCCCAAGATGGGGTATCTGACTCAGACATAATAACATTTAGTTATGTAAAAGCAAACTATCCAAACTGTTGAGCATATGGTTTGTCACCACCAAACTCTTTCATCATGCTCTGGATCTTTTTCTCATGGTTTGCATCTACTGATCTAAGAAGGTTTCCATGCTCATCCTTGCGGAACATCTCAGCTTCTATATCAGCCCACGTCATACCTCCAGGCTGGATATGCCCATCAATAGGCAGCTTGGCTGGAGCAGTAGCATTGATTAACGCCTCTACTAGCTCGACTGACTCCGCACTATTGACTGCATAGCGTAGACGTTCATAGGTATCGCTATCGAGACTGTTCTTCATAAACTGTTCGACGGTCTTGATTCGGTCTACTCCGTTATCCCCTAGCTTGGCAATCTCGGTCTCAGCGGAAACCTCTTCTACTGCCTCTGATTGTGCAGATAACAGATCCCATGCTTTATTGAAGTAGTCCTGAGACATGTTAGATTCATTTGCAAAACCGACTAGCTCTTGCATCAACTCGTCTTCTTGGTCGATACCTTCAGGCATGGAGTATCCATCTTTAGGTGCACCCTTGAATGCGCCGAACTTTTTGGATAACTCGTTGTATGCAGCAGCTTGGTCTGAAACTGATTTATACTTCTCGGACAAGTACCACTCTGGCCTATCACCAGCGCCTTTGATCCCATCGGTTAAGAAGTATTCACCTTCGCCTAGTTGCGGTTCAGCGGCATCTACCAGGCTAACTGGTTCTTCTGAAGTATCGCTCTCTATGGCTTGTTCGCTCATGTTTATCTCCACGGATATTGAATGACAGCCCGTCTAGGACTGACCGCTTGATGTTTCAAACGGATTTCCTCAAGTCTTCTACCCCCATTGATTAGGGATAGGTCGTTGATATCTACCCAATCCAGATGCCTGTCTTGTTTGTAGCATCGGAATGCTCGGAACTTATGGAGATACTCAAACTTATCGAATCCATATTGTTCCGCTAGGCTATTTAGCCATTCAAATTTGAATTTCTTTTCGGTCAGATAGGCTTTCTCATCACAGACAATTTCGGCCTTCTTCTTTTTCTTCTCAGTCATAGTTTCTCCGCTTGCTGGATTTGATGAACAATGTATCTCATGACACCAGCCTCACCATTGTGGTAGGCCGATTCATAGTTGATGTTCTGTGCGGAAAGGGAAGTGTCGTTCTCTAGCAGGAATCGTTTGGTCATGTCCTCTAGTACCTTCATGCCATCGTCCGATGCAAAGCAGCGACTGTAAGCCTTGGCTAACTCCGCTTGCCTTTCTCTAATCGCACCTTGGGCTTCCCTCGCCTGATCCTCGTTGACTTCTAAATCATCCCAACTCATTGCACCGCCTGTAATTGTGGGGGTTCAGCTTCCATCTGCTTGGCCTCTGCTCCAGCTTGGATGATGCGCTCTTTCTCTGCGTCATCTCGTACTAATTCAGAACTCATGCCCGTCTTCTCTGCTACCCAAGTACCAAAGTCTTCTATCTTGAACGCCATCTGCACTTGATCAGGCCCAGCAGTAGCCAGAACAAACTCTACCGCTTGTTGTACCG